TCCCACCGCTTGCCCTGGCGGGCGTACTCGCTGGCCAGGGTCGTGGTCAGCGTCCGCAGCCGGGTCTCGCAGGCGTTGGCTTCTTTGCCGGGGTCGACGTGATCTTTCCCGTCCCACACCCAGGCCCAGTTCCACTCGCTGAACGGCGGCAGGCCCTCGGGGATCACGCCGGCCAGGCTGGCCTCGTTCACCCAGGCCGCCAGCACCCGGTCGAGGCAGATCCGCTCCAGGTGATCGCGGTCGACCCGCTGGTTCATGGCATAGACCTGGTGGTCCATGCGGCCGGAAGCGTAGTTGTACGACGACGAATCCAGCGCGGCGACGTTGTACGGCAGCTGCAGGCAACGGGCGATTTCGTTGAGGATCTCGCGCTTGAAATCCTTGTAGGTGCTGGTCGGCTGCTCGGCCTTCAGCTGCGAGATGTCCCAGCCTTCGGGCAGCGTGACCAGCGACCGCTTGCGGATTTCCAACTCGGCGAAGCTGTCGACCTCGTCGACCTCCGCGGCCGGGCTGTTGCTGTGGATGAACGCCGCGAAGTCGGCGGCCGTCTCAGCGGCCGCGATCACGGCCTCCGTGTAGCGGCGCAGTTGGCCAAACAGCCGCAGGGCCGGGGCAACTTCGGGGTAGCCGCGGTTCTGGCCGGGCCGCACCCGGCGGAACCAGTGGATCATCGCCGCGGCAGGCACTCGGCGGAACTCGAGCGTATTGATCCGGTAGTTGCTGCCCGGGTGGTAGTTCAACACCTGGTAGGCGGTGACGTTGCCGGTGGCGTCGAACTCCATCCCGTCGACGGTGTTCCCCTCGACGGTGATCGACTGGGCCATCAGCTCGGTCGGCGTGGCCACCATCTCGGCCTCGACCAAGCGGAGGTCGAGCTGCACGCCCGGCAGGCGGCCGTTGTTGATCATCATGGCGAAGGCCTCGCCGTCGCTGACGATCGCCTCCCGCATCGTCCGCAGCTTGGCCGGCAGGTCGATCAGGGTTCCCCAGTCGTAGAACGCTCGCTCGACGGTGCGGGCCGCGTCCACGTCGCCGATGTCGAGCTGCAGGCGGGGGCCGGTGCCGATCAGGTCGCCGGCCAGCGTGGCCGAGATGCCGGCCAGGTAGGAGTTGTTCACCCGCTCATGGCGGGCGCGGTTCCGCATCATGCGGCGCTTTTCGGGCGACAGCGCCGCGTCGGCACTGAAGGCGTCGGCCCCGGCCCAGTGCTTGTAGTCGTCGCCCCGCTCGGCCGCCTCAAACCGGGCGCGGGCCACCGGCGCCACCGGCTGGCGGGGCTGCGTGCGGCCGCGGAACAGGTCGAGGAAGGCCATTAGGAAAAGCCGTTGGGGATGATCTGGTTGAACCGCAGACCACGTTTGGTGGTCGACGCCGCAGCCTTGGCTGACAAATACTTGTCGGCCTCGATTTGCTTGGTGATGTCCTGCGCCTCGACCTCGCCCGCGTCGGTGCGGACACGGGCCGGCCCCTTGGCGGTCGATTCGATGGCGTCACGGATCTCGTCGCTCATGCTGCGACGGTAGGCCAGACCGCAGAAAACCCGCAGGGGGTCTGGCTACTTGGCAGCCAGCGCGAGGCCCACGTTCGCGAGGGCATAGCCTGCCCATGCGATCGCCATCGGCGAGCCCTTCGACCACTGGTCGAGGGCGACGGCGAGATACACAAACCCGACGAACGTGATCAGCGGGGCGCTCATGTGCCAAGTTTGCGAATCTCGATCCGCTTGGCGCCACCGGGTGTGGTCGGGATCGCCGCCTTGCGCCTCGCCCGACCGCCGGTCTCGGTCGCCGCCGGGCTCACGCCCGTGATGCTCGCGGCCACGGCCGCCCCGACGAGGCAGTCCCACCAGTGGTTTTCAAACCGCGTGCCTGACAGCTTCCACTCGTCCACCACCCGGCCGCGGGCACTCTCGGTCCGCACCGGATACTCGTTCGTCAGATGGTCCCACAGCATGTCGTGCTCCCCGGCACAGAACACGATCGCCTCCGGGTCGCCCGTGGCCAGCCGCAGCCGGGAGGCCGCGAAGGTCTTCCAAAAGTTGGTGTCGTAGGTACACGACCGCTGGCCTTGGACCTGGCCGATCCGCCAGTTGAGGCCCAGCCGGTCCCCGCGGGCCTTGCCCTTGTCGTTGAGCGCCGGCGACGAGGCCCCGATGCCGCGGCCGTGGCTCGGCAGGATCACGCCCGCGAACGGCGACCGCTTGCAGAACGTGCGGACCGTCTGCGTCGACTTGCCCCAGTTGGCGTCGATCATCAACTGGCTGATCCGCATGGCCGTGCCGTCCTCGCGCGGCCAGTCCCGGCCGATCAGCGTCTGCGTCACCTGCTCGAGGCCGGCCGACAGCGCCGCTTCGAACCCGGCCCCGTTGGCCGCTGCGGCCAGCGTCCGCTTGGCACTGCCAGCCTCAAAGAACGAGACGCCCTGGTCGGGGTAGCACCCGTAGCTGACGACGTGCCCGCCGAACGTGTCGGACCACGATGCCACCAGCCAGAACAGGACGCGGTCCTGGACGTCTACGAACGCTGTCAGGCGGTGATGGTTGCCCGGCACCGTGCCGCGCGGGACGTTGGTCACCCTGGCCGCCAGTTGACGTTTGTCAAGTTTGTCCGACTCGACGTGGTCGGCCAGCGGCTGGTTTTGATACTCAGCAAAAAATGCGGCGTCCCCGCGGTCGATCCGCAGGTTCCAGGCGTGCTGGATCGCCGACAGCTCGTCGGTGTTGTGTCGCTCCGGCCACGCCACCCGGCTGCCGGCGTCCATGGCCTCGCGCCGCTCGGCGTAGAAGGCGTCGGCCTCGGCCGTCCCCGCCCCGCTCCGCTGCCCGGCCCGCCGCAGCTCGCCGTACTCCAGCCACAAGTCCTCGGCCGTGGGCCAGTCGTACACCAGCTGCGACCGCTCGCCCTGCCACGCCGGGTGGCGCGTGCGGTCCAGCAGCCGGTCCGCCAGGTCGTCGGTGCGGATCACCGTGATCGTCGTTAGGCCGGCGATCTTCGACCCGGGGCCAGCCAGGCCCAGGATCGCACCCGACAGGATCTTCTCCCGGGTGGCGCACTGCGACGGGCTCGCGGCCGACTCGTCGGTCTGCGGGTCGTCGATCAGGACCAGGCTCGGCCGGATGCTCGACCCGTCGGGGCGGGTGTGCTTCAGGCCGCGGATCCGGCCCGTGATGCCGGCGACCCGGACGCAGGCCCCGGCCGAGACGCTGCCCTTGATCCATGGCAGCGTGATCTGGTCGGCCGCCCACTGCATTTCGGTCGGCGTGCCCTGGTACGTCTGCCCCTTCGCACGCTGGGCAATGCGGTCCAAACACCGCACCGGGTAGCAGGCCTCGGGGAAATCCTCGAGCAGCGTGTCGTTGTTCTCGATCTGGGCCTTCAGGCTGTCGGCCATGGCGCTGGCGATCGTTTGGTCCGCCCCGACCAACACGATGAACTGCCGGTGGCCGTACAGCATGGCCCACAGACAGGCCGCCTCCGACAGCGTCGTCTTGCCGGACCCGCGTGGCATCGCGAACGCGAACAGCTCACCCCGCAGGACCGCGCCCTCGATCTTTGCGATGGCCGTCAGGTGGTCCGGCGACCAGGCCAGCGGGAACAGGTCGGCCAGATACGTCTCGCAAAAGGCGCGAAAGTCGAGGCGGCACAACCCGCGCCGCTTGGGATCGGCGACCGGTGGCATCTCGCCGATCTCGCGACCCTCGGCGCTCACCGCCCGCTTGGCGTTGGCGGCGCGTTTCTTGTGGCGCTCGTAGGCGGCGCTGGCTGGTTTGCTGGTGGTCATCAAAAACCCGCGTTTTCCCGGGCATAACCCTGTATCAACGGAAGGCTGCTCGCGGCGTTGGGTATGCGTCAGATCTGGCGGGAGAACCTATGGGGGGCCTCACACGGCCCGCCTGACGCCCGTCGAGCGCCTACACGACTCCAGGGTCGCCTCCAGTATCGTCGCCCGCCTGACGCGATCCTCGGGCGTCGTGCGCGATGTTCTCGTCAGCGCTGCGCCATCGTCGCGACATGAACACCGCATGGGCCAACGCCCATAGGCTGTCGGTCTCGACGATGATCACGCTGCCCTTGCGGTTGGGTTTGTGCCACACGATCGGCACGCTCCCCACTGGCGCGTCGGCCTTTGCCTGCTCCAACGCTGACCACAACGACAACCGCTCCGTCCGCTTGGCCTCGACGTGGATCGGCACACCAGGCAGCACGACATCGGGCGAGTCTGGCCCGCCCTGGTACTGAACGCCCCTGCGGGCCTCCACGTTGAGGATCGCCCCCAGCTCGGCTGCGGCCTCACGTTCGCCGCGCTTTCCCTTCTCTCGGCTCGCCCTACCCATCAAGCCACCTCCCTGGGCTGCGTCGTTATCACGTTCGCCGTCTGCAGAACATGTGAAAACTGTCGTTTCGCGTGGATCAAACACCTAGCGGTTGCGCGTTATCACGACGGCCGGCGTGTTTATCGGGAACCGCAGAAACACTGGTTCTACGTCTCCACTTTCGCTCAAGAGCGCAATTCAGCGGCGTCGCTGATGCCAGCGAGGCCGATGGCTGGGCTTATGCGGGAACCCGATGGACAATGCGCCCATCATCACGACGAATGCCGCCAAAGCCAGGACGATAACCGCTGTTTCGCTCATTGTTCCCTCTCTGATTCCCAGAGAACCACGCGATGCAGCGGACCCGCGATGCCG